TTCTGAGTCCAGATATACTTCAAGTCTTCAGCAAGACCTTTGGCAAAGCTCTTGCTATTGAAGATCTTTTTCATCTTGACCTTGTCGGTGACTTCGAGCCCCTCGAGCCCATCAATCAACAATTCTTTAAGCTCTTTCTCTGTGAAGGTGACTTCAACTGTAATCTTGCTCATTTCAGGCTCCTTTGTTGTGTATAGTGTGTTCAACAGTATCTATTATAACACCAGTTTTGTAGTCTGTCAACTCAAATCTCATTCCCGGACTATGCTCGCATAGTTTGACCATCTCCCTGCGGGCCTTGGCTTGACTGTATTTCCAATAGTGTCCGGAATACAGTTTGTCTTTGTAGAACATCTGACATACATAACTGTACATCACATGCTCCAATAAAGTTCGCTAGATGGGTCGCAACTACGGGGTGTGTCGTGCGGGATCTCAACATCTTGCCCGGTCATCAAGTTGCGAACAGTCTTCATTGTGGGCACACACTCCATGCGCCAGCCTTGTGTAGCAGGGTACAAGTCGTAGAGTTCGTTGCACTCGCGCTTGATGCCCTCAGCATCCTGAGCATGCCAAACCGTAGTAGAGAATAGTCTTTCCCCCGTCTTACAACGGCGATCTCTACGGTAGATGTATAGTGTATAAGTCTGTTTCATTTCTGCTCCTTGTCTGTGTATGTTGTAATTATATGGTAAAACCAATAACCCGTCAACCAGTCGGGCTATTAGTCACCACGCACATCTGTATTCAAAGCTGGGCGAACTGCACGTCGGATCTCAACTTCTCTCCGATGCGCTTCTGCTTTGCCACGCACGACTTCATGTACAACGAGTTCTATCTCGTTTTTGTCTGCGAGCTTACGAAGTTCTGCACACAAGAGCCAGTTTTTATCTTCAGTTTTGGCGCGATAGAAGTGCTTATTAGCACGAACACGCACAGACTTGAGTACGGTGCTTTCAGTCTTTGCAGTCACGCCTATATAGTTAAGCCCGTTGACACGAAGCTCGTATATGATGTGATTGCGATCTACTCGCCGTTTACGGGGTGTGTTTTTTGCTTCCATGTGTGTATTATAGCTGGGTTTTACCAGAATGTCAACCACCCTATTCACTGTAGGGTCTTTGTTGTAGAATCGCCACAATCCTGGCACTACCGCCTGTGGATAACTTATACACAGACAATCCACAGCTTATCCACAGCTTATACACACTCAAAGAAAACCCCTATAACCTTTCGGGCTATAGGGTTTTCAGTACACAGTGTAGGCAAGTCTCCTCACAGTGTCCCCGTCTGCTTGTTCCTGTCTATCACTACACGAGCCTTTACCACTAGAAGCCATGGTCACAGATTCGGCGGGTATGCGGTCCGACTAGGTCTTTCCTCAACAGTGCTTACTTGAATCTCCCAGACTTCTAGTTCCTGATTCTCCATACACTGCATATATCTCCCCATCCTCGGGTTTCAACGCTGTTAAAACTTGGTAGGCCCCCGCGGAGTCGAACCGCGCACCAACGGATTATGAGTCCGCTGCTCTAACCAAACATGAGCTAGAGGCCCAAATGCTAGTACAACTACTAGCACAAGCATATATTGTACTGTATATTTAGGCTTAGGTCAATCTGGACACCGGTAAAATGGTGGTAAAAATCCGGAAAAAACACGGAATTTTTGGTCCAAATTGGCAGGAAAATGGTGAAAATTCTGGGATTCTGGCGCCGTTTCTGTGGCTTTTTCACGGTGAAATCACTGTAGAAATTGTGAGATCATGGTGGGGATGAGAGGCTATAGTCAAATGTTCCACCACCATTCACCACTTTTCTCCTGCCCGGGCGCCACCCTGGCTCAGGTTCAGCCACGGCCCTGATTCTCTTATAGCGGGGTATTCGGTGTACATGCTCTAGCGGGGTTTTCACTGTATACGGCGTCTGTGTACTCTGTGCTGTCGGTGCGGCTGCGTTCGCTACGCTCACTGTCTGGCGCTACGGAGAACTCTCCTATTCTCTTATAGCGGGGTATTCTGGGTACTAGCTCTAGCGGGGTATTTGCAGTGTATATAGTGTATTATGCTTACCTGCTACTATTATCACGTTCAGCTAGGTATCTTATGCGCTCACGTACTTCCAAGATGTCTACTGCACTATATATCAGTAGTTCTCTAAGTAGTCCCATACAGTATAGTCTATGTAGACTGACGTCATCTTTATACGGAGAATTCTCTAACATCTCGTTGATTTCTCTCTGGAACTCTTCCTGGCGTGTAGGATGACGGGTGCTCATCCCTATATTTACCGGCTTAAAGCCAGGTCCAGTGTTGTCCTTGTACGGGTGTTAGTCCTATGTGACTTCTTTGGATAAAGTAGCGATCTTCGCCGATGTTTAATTGATCCACTAGGTTTGCGTACACACTGTCTACTAGTATAAGACTCTGTGCTCGTTCTAGTACAAGTAGCCAATCCTGTAGGTTATAGCCCGGTCGTTCCGTAATTTCTATGGTCTGCCAGCCTTCTGGGACTATTTTAGGATCGTAGGTGGCACGGTGATCACTGCCCTGTAAGTGAGTGACCACATAGTCTGGGTTTTCTACTACTTCGTTGTATAGGGCTTGTTCACGTTCGGGATTGCGGGTAATATACTTAGATAATTCCCATTTCTTCAGGAAAGGTACGCCTGCACGTATATATTTGTACTGATCAAAGGATGTGTACTGGAAATACTTTTCTTTGGAGAAGTCGTGATTACTCAGGTGCTGATACAGTGGCAGTATTTCGTCACAACGGAAGTTTCGCAGTCGCTCCATGGGTACGTCATAAAAGTAACGACCCGGGGCATCATAGGGTAAAGGTACCCATTTAACCCAGGGGGCCAGGGCCTGCATACTGGGTACAAACTCCGCCAGTATGGGCCATATGATGGTGTAGCCCTCTTCGTGGTAGTGACCCGCTATGGGCAGGGCTATGACCAGATCTCCTAGCCCGCGGCTTTGTATGATACCCAGTGTTCGCTGTTTTACCATGAGCTGCCAGGGGTAATATCCCGGTAGTAGATCACGTTGGCCGGACCATACTGTGCCTGGGCAATTTGCTGGCAAGCATAGGCGTCGGCAGCCCAGATTTGCACAACAGCGGTATTACCGCGGTCTCCGTTGAGTGCAATGCGTACTTCAAATAGGTTCATAGTGTGCTCTCCTGTTTACTTGTTGTAATTATAGCTGGGTTTTACCAAAGTGTCAACCTAGACATAGCGTATGTTTGGAAAATCGGGAAAATAACACTCGTTTCGGGTCAAGGGCATGTCTACCCGGGCTTCTAGGACAATGTCGGCTACACCCAGACCCACAGCCAGGGCATAGGCCTGACTTTGGTTGCCCACAAACGTTTTAGCACCGGCTATGACTTCAGCGAGCTCTAGCATGGTCTGGGTAGGGTAGTACTCTACGTCTAGCCCTGTGGCCTGCCGGAATGCCTGATATTCATCGGCGAGACCCACGAATACGATTTGGCTTTCTAGCCCCCGTGCCCGTAGGTCTGTCCATACGGGGCTGGGCTCTGCGCCTATCCACCGTAGGGTACGGTTAACCACAATGGGTCGACCCTCTAGGATTTTAGGGTTAGGCACTGACAGCCAGGGTTGGTACATCTTCTCGGGGTCTATGCCGTGTATCTGGGCATATAGATCTAGATAGTTACAGGGGTGCCCAACAAAGGCCGGCCTAAATCGGTCTAGGTTGTGTGTTATTTCGGTGCTGGAGTGCATGACGTCAAATTTCTCTATGTACTCCTGTGCCGCCATGAATGACCGCATGTATTCATAGTCTGCCAGGTTCATGCGTCCTTGGTGGAATGGTGCGGGTCTGGCGCCATAGTAGTGCTGCCCGATCCAGTCCATTTGATTAAGATGTAGGTAAAACTCTCCGCCACCCAGGTGTTGAACTATGGGTAGACTGTAGATGAGGTCGCCTAGCGCACCGCTGTGTTTGAATCTATTCATAATATACATATTTAATTACTTGTAGGTCAGTGTTAAAAAATTGTGGCTAAATACGAGTTAAGGAAACTTTTGTAGGAAAACCATAAGTCATGAGTGAAAAAAAATATTATGCCGTGGGTGCCACTACCCCTGAAGCCTGGGAACTTGTACACACTATCCTAACTCAAGATGGTACTCTTGACGATAATATACCAAGTCGGCCTGTGGAATGTGTAGATTTAAAAGAACACAGTCCAACCCGAGCAGTTTACCTATTAACTGACGAAGAAGCCCAACAACTTGGCCAACACTCTGATATTAAGTTTATTAGCCTAGATCAATCAAAATACCCAGAACTGTACCCACCTCGTCCAAACGAACTGCACTGGGGCACTCGATACGCAACTCCGGCAAAGCATTATAGAGATTTTGGTGCTAGTGGTTATCCTAATCCCACAACAGATGCAGACCTTAACCGAGCAGGCTATCAAATTCTGCGTGGTGTAGATTATACCAACTCTTGGACCAGTGCAGCCACAGTGATTTCTAGTAGAGTATCTATGCCACCCGGTACCGGAACCGGAGTTGATGTAGACGTAATTGTAGGCGACGAAGGCTGTTGGTTAGGGCATGTAGAATTTGCCAACAACACCGGCAATGGCCCAACAGATTACAAATGGGCTAATGCGGGTAACCTGTTATCAAGCACGGGCACATGTGATGTATTGGATGTGGTATTAGATGGTCCGTACTACATAGACCCTGCTTGGTTCAACGCCAGCCCTGGTACTAGATTGACTACCCGCTGGGACGGTTCAGTATTGCCAGTTGAATCAGTGGCCAGAGATTGGTGGGGTAATGCAAGTCTTCGTTCCCCACAGTTTGCAGGAATAGGAACTGTTGCGGTACCATCTCTTTATACTAGAACAAATACATCTGGATCCAATACTGTAAAACCTTCAGGATCTGACGGACAACACGGAACACCATGTACGGCTCAGACCTTTGGTAGAACACACGGCTGGGCATATAATGCTAACAAATGGATGCTCGATGCCTACGGTGGCTACGGATTTGGACTCAATGTAGATCTCTATTTTGATGTGATGAAGATATTTCATCTCAACAAACCAATAAATCCTATACACGGCAATAGAAACCCTACTATATCTAGCAATAGTTGGGGATTTAGATCAACACAGGGAAATAGTGGAACCTACTATTTCCGACAAGGCACAACAGGTGCAGGGGGTGTATCATATTCTTCAAAGCCTGCGTTCATGCAGTATCTTGGTAGTACAGGTGACGGTGGTAGATTCAAAGGGGAAATGCTGACTAACAACTTAACTGAAGCCGGCGACGAAATGATTGCATCTGGTGTCATATTTGTTGTGGCCGCAGGTAACAGTAATCAACAGCAGGTAAGTTCTAGCCATCCTAATTATAATAACTATTGGAGTTCAAGTCCGGCTACGGCGTTGACCAGTGCTATCCACGACGAATTTGGTTCTTTCTGCTATAATACAACTAACCGTAGAGGTTTCCCACAACAGTTAGGAAAATACACTACAGGAACTACTGTAGTATATCCTGCAATCAATATCGGTGCATTGGACGACAATTATCAAATTGATGACAAGGAACGTAAGGTAAACTACAGCGACATGGGCAATGAGATCGATGTGTTTACTCCGGGTGATGGCACACTCAGCGCAGGTTGGGGGTTTGGAGTTTTAATACCAAGACGTGATCAGCGAACAAGCGGATTAACATCTTATGATGGAAGATTTAGCGGCACTAGTTCAGCATGTCCTACAGCAGCAGGTATGATTGCTACTGCCTTACAGTATAACAGAACCTGGGGATGGCAAGATGTAAGAACATGGCTACATGGATTAACAGAGCAATCCACTTCTACCTTCTATCAAGGTCCAGAACCTAGCACAGCCACCGATACTCAGTGGAGTGATCTAAACAGTTTACAAGGTGCTAGCCGTAGGGTTTTATACAACAATATCAGCGGTACTATATCTGCTTTCACTGTAACATTGGTTACAAGTTTTATAGAGTTAACCAAAGACTATCCAATAGCGCCATTTGCGCCTGTTAGCGCAGCCGGAGGAACTACTCCTTATACTCGGGCAATTGCACCATCTCTGGTATCGGGACTAACTTTTAACACATCAACTGGCGTAATTAGTGGAACACCGACAGTAACATTAAGTTCGAGTTCTTATACAGTTACAGTAACAGATAGTGCAGCCAGTTCATATAATAAAGTTTTCTCTGTTGCAGTTGCTACAACTTTAACTACAGTATCTTTAGTTAGTAGTGTGACACTGATCAAAGATCAGGCAATGACTCCTGTTACACCTGTTAGTGCTAACGGTGGAACACCACCTATCACTTGGGCAATTGCACCATCTCTGGTATCAGGACTAACTTTTAACACATCAACTGGCGTAATTAGTGGAACACCAACATCTCTACTGAATACTACAACGTTTAACATTACGGCCACTGATTCTGTAGGAAGACAAAGTTACAAACCCTTTGATATAAGAGTTGTCAGTACTGTACAACCTTTAGTGCTTACAAATCCAGTTCCATCAATATCGGTGCCAGCATTTGGCAATATTACACCAGTTACTCCTGTACAGGCCAGCGGCGGCATAACACCTTACGTTTTTAATATAAGTCCAGCTGTGCCTCTTGGAGTAACATATAATACTTCTACAGGGGTAATATCCGGCACACCAGTTAATTTGCTCTCAACTACAACATATGCTGTAACAGTTAGAGATTCAAATGTTCCTACACAGGCAGTAGCAACAGCAACATTTGGATTACATGTTTATGCTACTCCTTTGGTAGTTACAGTGGATGTACCTTCTACGTCTATCAATCCATATATAGCAATTACACCATTTATCCCTGTAACGGCGTCAGGAGGAAATGGAACAATTGCAAGATCAATTAGTCCTGCCCTTCCAACAGGACTAATATTTAATTCTGTAACCGGAGCTGTATCAGGAACAGCAAATTCGCTATTTTCCAATACCTACGCGGTAACATTTGCAGACTCTGTAGGGCAATCAAACACGGGTTCTTTTAATCTATCCAGTTCTGCAATTACATTGACATTAACATCAAATGTTTCAACTGCAACAAATATAATATTCCAACCAATAACTCCATTTGCTCCAGTGACAGCATCGGGAGGTAGCGGAACCAAGACCTGGGCAATTAACCCGCAGTTACCACAAGGTGTGTCCTTTAACACAACAAACGGATTCATTTCTGGAACACCCACAGTTCAAAGTCCTTTGATATCTTATACGATAACAGTAACAGATCAAACTGGACAAACCAGTAATAGATCATTTAGTTTTAAAATTCTAGTACCTCTTTTGGTAACCACTGTTGAAGTAGAAAAGATATTATTCTATCCTGGAACTACAATTACACCGTTTACTCCTGTGTCAGTTTCGGGCGGTGCCGGTGTTTTAACATTATCAATTAGTCCCACATTACCTCAAGGGTTAACTTTTAATACAAGTACCGGAGTTATTTCTGGCACACCAACTGTTAATGGAAGATCAAACACCTATGTAATTACTGCAACAGATCAGGCTGGACAAACATCTAGTAAGACATTTAAACTAAAAATTAAATCTCGTTTAGATGTCATTGATGCCGACGATCAAAATATTGTCTATGACAAATTATTTTCTCTGATGGGAACAACAGTAACGGGCTATGGAGCAAATACAGCCAGTAAACCAGTAGACTATGGACAGATAGTGCGCGACGAAGATTGGGATTACATGTACGATGATATTGTTAGAGTTAAAATACATCAATACGGTACGGCCACCAACAACCTATTGGTAGCTGATCCTAATCAAATAGTTCTTGATGGTGTGCAAGATAGAATTTACACCTGGGCACAATTACATCTAGCAACATCGTCAACGGTGCATCCTTCACAGTTGTCATCAATGTCTATTAATACCAATGAAGCAAGCCCTCCTGAATGGATATCAGACAACGATGACCCATCTGAATGGACAGATATAACTGGAAACGGATACATAGCCGCTGCCGGCTTTACTTGGTTTAGGCCTGCACAATTAAATTATTTTTTCAACCTTGGCGGTTCTATTACTCCTAAGATAACATTAGGTGCAGGAACAATTAGAGATTTGATTGCATGGGACATGTTAGTTGAAGAAGCAAACCAAATTGTATTTTCTAAAGATGAATTTTACACGGCACTAAACAGTCCTAGTAAATCTTTTATACACATAATAACTGGTCCTGGGAATTTTGATCCTAATAATAAGAAAAAAAATGTAAAATATAAAAAAACAAAAACTTATGCAGCCAACGGTATTATTATTAAATTTCAAATTGTTGACAGCAGAATATTGGCCAGCATTCAATTTGTTGCAGGCAACGGTAAGAAAAAAGGCAAAGGCAAAGGCAAAAAAGCAAATTATATTGTAATTAGACTGCAAATTAATACTGACTTTATCACCGAATATTCAAATGCTAACACAGGCGGAATTGCGGCACCTATTCCGCAGACACAATTGATTAACAATTGTTTGAGTATTGATACACGACCAGTTGATCCATTTACATTTGCGATTGGCAATGAAAGTGAAACTAGATCCATTGAATTACGTAACAACTCAACTCAGACATGCAATATAACAGATATATTTTTAACAAGTTATACCCAGGGTATTGTTTCACCAACGACTTTAACTATACCGCCGCACGGTTCGTCCTATATTAATTTAAAATACAGTGGGAATACAGTAGGGTTATATAAAGGTTACGTTAACATAGAATCTAACATCAATAATTTTACAATATTCACACAGGTTGAGGTTGGGTCAATAAGTCCTCCGTCGCTGATTTTAACAACAGGTACTACAGACATTATAAATCAAGATTTTATAGTCGATCTAGTAGGAGGTCCTTATGAACGATTTGACGCTGTTCTAGAACCTAGCGGAAATGGATTTACCTTTGTTGAACATCCGTTTGCATTTGCAACTGAAATTGTAGATAGATTCAATGTAACATTTAATCCTACATTAAAACCAAATGGATTATACTCTACTACTGCCACAGTTACGGTTTATCCTTTGGACAACAATAACGAAGTTGCAGTGTTTGAAGTTCCTATTGAAATTAATCTTGATGTAAAACGCTACAATATAGGACGTTGGCTCAGTGCCCTAGGACATCAAACAAGCGCCCTAGGATTAAGTTTTGATTACATCGAAGGTAAGAGATACTTGACTGTAGGAGTAGGAACAAATAGTCCATTGCTTTCTGAACTAGGAACTATAGACACATTTAACAGTTGGTCAGAAGTGTATAGAATAATTATTGAAGATAGATTTGAAACACTTTATTCTTCTGACCATACTGTCAAGCAAACAACAAACTATGCTTCAAATTTTGGCACAGGTAAGGCATTGAACTCAATAGTAACTGTTAAAAACTTAAAGTATGGAAATATAGAAATATATCTTAACTCGTTAAGATATCCTGGTGAGGATGATGTAACTACAAAAATATTAAAAGGTCTTTCGCAGGCATTTTACTATTACGATCCTACTGCATTTAGAGTAACACAGCTAGAAACTGTAAATCAGCTAACCAACGAAGGATGTACTAGATACTTCAAAACCTTTGACAAAGATGGAACAGTAGAAACTACGTTGGTTGTACCAAATAGAAATTCTTAAACAGTCATCAGTCATTATATACTAAGATAAATTAGTATATGTTTTCTGAAATATATACAGTCCCGTCTAATCTTGCATTTCAAATACCCTGGGAAGGTAGAGATCTTGAATATGATCTTCAACTTTATACGTTAGGTGACGGTCACGAAGAATTTGTTGTTTTTAATCCTGAGCGAGGGTTAAACCTATCTGTGATAAAATATGCAAAACACATTCCTAATACAAGGAAATGTATTGTATGGACGTATGATGGAAAATGGATAGCAAAATTGTTTAAGGACGGTTGGTATCCTTATCATGGATATGAAACAGTTGAATTGAAAAAACCGACATTTATCTGGAAGAAAAATCCAGACCTTGATAGGTCGATGACCTTTGAGGAATCCTTGTATTCAAACTACAAACCTGATGATTGGGAAGAGCACAGAAAATTAGTATGGTATATTGATAAAAGATTTAACCCACTTGATGATGAGGTTTGGGCATTTAGCTGCGAACCTGCCGAAGGAAAACAGCTAGGTACAAAAAATATGGGTTATGTAATGCCAGCGGTCAGAGTAGAAATCAACGAGCACCTTGTAGAAGAATTCGGTATAGATATAGATGTTGATAGCTGTTGCCCTCCGTTCTGGGAACTATCTAATGAATGTGTTTATGAATTAGATCCTGTACACCAAACAGACAAACAACTTTGGATTATAAAATTTTCTCCTAGTTGGAGGAAATCAAAAGGCTGGAAATGGATCGGCACAATTTCACCTGAGGTAAAGATTGTTTATAACCCAGATCTGCCTAAAATTGATTACAAAGAAATTGATTACAATATTCCCTACCACGATTTAAAATTTGAACATGTTTGGATGCTAGACCCACAATATAGTGTGAACGCAACTGAACCAATTTGGGCATTTAAATTGATAGCAACAAATGATCCTATTGGTACAAAGATTATTGGAATTGCAGAACCTCAACCAACGATTGTTTACAACCCAGATCTGCCTAAAATCAATTACAAAGAAATTGATTACAATATTCCCTATCACGATTTAAAGTTTGAACATGTTTGGATGTTAGATCCAAGGTATAGTTCAAATGCAACTGAACCAATTTGGGCATTTAAATTGATGGCAACAACTGATCCTATTGGTACAAAGATTATTGGAACTGCAGAACCTCAACCAACAATAGAAATTAACAAAGATTTAGAATTGCCTATTAACTTTTTAAATAATTTTATTGTTCAACACCATGATTTTGCGTATCAGCATGTTTGGGTAGCAACAGAAGAAGATGAAAAAATTTGGATTGCAAAGTTATCGTATACCAACGAACCCATTGGAATTAAAGTACTCGAAATAACCGATGAAATAACACCCGATGTATTAGATGTAATTTTTATAAGTTACGGAGAACCTAACGCAGAAAAAAATTGGAAACGAGTTAAAGAAAAGGCACCTTGGGCACAGCGAGTTGACAATGTTGACGGGATTTTAGAGGCACACAAACTTGCGGCTAAAAAATCAAGAACGGATATGTTTTATGTTGTTGACGGTGATGCATATCTATTTAAAAAATGGAAGTTTGATTTTGTACCTAGTATCTTTGACAGGGACTGTACATACATATGGAGTGCAAAAAATCCTTTGGTTGATTTGACTTATGGGCACGGAGGTGTTAAACTATTTTCTAAATCTAAATTATTAAAACTTAAAAAGTGGCGTACACTAGACATGACTACAAGTATATCAGAAAAAATTAAAGTCACGAGTGAAATTAGTAATTGGACAGAATTTAACACAGACAGTTTTAGCACCTGGAGAACAGCATTTAGGGAGTGCGTTAAATTATCTGTCAACATGTATCGTTATCCTGATAATCCTGAACATAAGTTAAGATTAGATAAGTGGAAGTCGGTTGATGTTAACGAAACGTTTGGAAAATACGCAAAAGATGCCTGCGAGGCTGCAACAGAATTTGTTGGTAAGAATATAGATGATCATCTAATGTTAATGAACATTAACAATAGAAGTTGGTTAAAAGATACATTTGAAAAAACTTATAAAGTGAAAATTAATAATGACTGATAATGAAAACCTTCATGATAGGGTTAAAAAGATAATACCGATTATAAACAAGGTAAGTCCTAGTTTTTGTCTGGCAAAATGGTATCACACAAATCTATATTTGCAAACAGGTGAAACACACAGTTGTTACCATCCAGCTCCCCACAAGATATCAATAGAAGAAATTAAAAAATCTCCTGACTCCTTGCATAATACTTTTCACAAAAAAATTGAACGCAACGATATGTTAAGGGGTGTACAAACAAAAGGTTGCAAATATTGTTGGAATATTGAAAATCTAGGAAAAGATCATCTAAGCGATCGTCATTTAAGATCCGCGGCAATCTACACAGATCAAAGATATGAAACTGCTGCAAAAGGTAAATGGGATCAAAATATTAATCCTGAGTATGTAGAAATTAGCTTTGGCAACGAATGCAATTTTAAATGTGGATACTGTCACCCTAAGGCAAGTAGTCGATTTTATAACGAAATTAAACAACACGGTCCTGTAGAGTCTGTGGTCAATCATAGATGTGATATTGACTATCTTAAAATCTACGAGCGCGAAGAAGACAATCCCTATGTAGATGCATGGTGGGAGTGGTGGCCAAAAATGCGTAAGGATCTTACTATATTACGTATAACTGGCGGAGAGCCTCTAATGCATACCAGCACCTGGAAATTGTTAGACAGCGTTGATCAGGATCCTATGCCATGGTTAGAAATAAACATCAATAGTAATATGGGAATTAAAAACTCACTGGTCAATAAAATGGTTGGTAAGGTCAATAATTTAATTGATAATAATAAAATAAAAAGTTTTAAATTGTTTACAAGTATTGACACCTGGGGACCTAGGGCAGAATACATTAGAACCGGTCTTGACTTAGAAGTATGGGAAAAGAATCTTGATTCTTATCTTACTCAAACAGGACAGCCAATTAGTTTTATGATAACATTTAATATTTTATCTGTGACAACGTTTAAGCTGTTACTGGCAAAAATATTAGAATGGAGAAAAACATACAACCAATATAACAAAACAGACACTCCTCAAATGATTAGATTTGATACTCCGTACTTGAAAGAACCATTACAGTACGATATGAACATCCTGCCTAAAGAGCAGTTTATGATGTATATGGAAGACAGTTTACAATTCATGCAGGATAATTTAGATGATACAGATCTAGATAAATTTACAACTGTAGAATTTGAAAAGTTCAGAAGAGTAGTTGATTATATGAGATCAACAGAATACACTGAAGAAGTATTGAAACAGGGTCGTAAAGATTTTTATAATTGGTTTTCTGAATTAGACAGAAGAAGAAATACTAATTTTACAAAAACTTTTCCAGAATTGAATAATTTTTTTGTAGAATGTGAGATGTTAAATGGATAAAAAATCATTACTAAATGACAGTAAGGTATTTTGCATGGCTCCTTGGGTACACATGCATACCAGTCCTGTTGGTAATGCATTTTCGTGTTGTATCGCAAAGGATTTCTTTGGTTCATCAATTAATACATCGTTAGAAGATTTAGTTAATTCTGATCATATGAAGGCAATGCGTGTCGACATGTTGGCAGGAAAACAAATTCCAACTTGTTTGTCGTGTTACCAACACGAGCAGCAAGGTATACCTTCTTTTAGAGCGCAGTTTAAAGAAAGATTTGAAAAAGATTTTGATGAGGTTATTGGCAACACTGATAGTGATGGACATGTCAATAACTTTAAAATGAGATATTTTGATATTAGGTTTAATAATATCTGTAATTTTAAATGTCGTACCTGCAACTCAAATTTTAGTTCTCAATGGGAACAAGAAGATTTAAAAAGAAAAGTTGAGTACGCACAGGTTCTTCCAAAAAATAATAATCCTAAATTTATAAAGGAAATACTTGATCAGGTTCCTAATATGGAGTACGCATATTTTGCCGGAGGTGAAAGTCTAATTACTGAAGAGCATTATTTGCTGCTCGAAGAAATGATTAAATTAGGTAAAACGGACATTGCCCTTTCTTATAATTCAAACGTAAGTAATTTAAAATTTAAAAACAAAGACATTATTGATCTTTGGTCAAAGTTTAAAAAGCCTGTAGAAGTTTCTGCTAGCATTGATCACTTTGGTGCCCGTGCCGAATATATAAGACACGGAACAGATTGGGGTGAAGTTGAAAGTAATTTATTTAAATTGAAAAAGGTTCCAAATGTTAAACTTTCAATGAATACCGTTGTTAGTATTTTTAATTACGTAACTCTTGCAGATTTTTATCAGTACATTATAGACAAAGGAATATTTACTAACATATCTCCAGTCTTTGGATCTTATAGTATGACTAGTCCGGAACACTTCACAGCACAGGCATTACCAATTGATTTAAAAAATATTGGTACAGCAGAATTGCAGAAACTCATTGAAAGAATGACAGTTAATAAATTTCCTAGCTCTCACACCGGTTCTATTAGTTCTAACATAAAGTGGGTATACGCAAGTAATATGTGGGGCACCTATAAAAGTAAATTTCAAGAAGAAATACAAACAATAGATAAAGTAAGAGGAGAAAACTTTATTAAAGTATTTCCAGAATTATCTAAGTTATTTGATTAATATAAAGGTATCGATGTTAAAAGAAATTCCAAAAAATAATGTATTTTGTATACTTCCGTGGGTACATTTTCATGCATTACCAAATAAAAAAGTTTTGCCTTGCTGTATGGCTGAATCAAATTTGCCTGTATCAACAACAGACAGCGAAAGCATTATTGCAATGATGAACACGGAAGAGTATAAAGAGCTGCGAAAAAATATGCTTAATGGTATTCCTACTTCTACCTGTAATAGATGCTACGATCTTGAAAAAGTAGGTCAGTGGAGTCTACGACAAAGTCACAATACAGTCCGAGGTGAAAAGAATTTAGACCTGGTAAACTCAACAGAGGATGATGGCTCAATTAAAAATTTTAAATTAGAATACATGGACATCAGATGGAGTAATATCTGCAATATGAAATGTCGTAGTTGCGGTCCAGAGTTTAGTAGTTTACACGCCAAAGAGTACCTAGATAAAAAAGCAGATAAAGAAAAGCTAAAACAATATTTCAATATGGATGATATTGTTGTTACCAGCAACAAAGGCAACAAATTTTTTAAAAATTTAAAACCATATCTTAAAGACGTAGAAGAAGTATACTTTGCCGGCGGCGAAAGTTTAATTACACCTGAGCACTATCAAACTTTAGATGAATGGATTGCACAAGGTAAAACAGATATTGATTTATCTTATACAACAAATTTTAGCGTTTTTAAATTCAAGGATAAAAACGTAATCGACTACTGGAAACAATTTAAAAGTGTTCAGATATTTGCCAGCCTTGACGGCATGGGAAAAGTTGGAGAATATCTTCGATCTGGTACAGACTGGAAAGAGATTGAAGATAATATAAAAATGATTAAAAAAGAAGTACCCCATGTAAAGTTCCATATAACTCCGACCATCAGTACATGGAATGTATACCATTTTCCTGAATTTTTTGAATACATGGTTAAGAAAGGTTATATTGATCCCACAGATGGAAACTCCCTGCGTTTGAATATGCTGACTCATCCTTGGTGGGCAAGTGTTGCTATACTGCCTCAATTTTACAAGGACAGGTTATATTTAAAATGGGACAAGATTAGAAAAAACGAAAATTATCATAGAACAATTATAAATTCTGCCGCCGTTGTACAGGAAGCATTTAAATCAGAGACTAGAATTGAAGGACTTAAAGAATTTTTTGACATTCAATTTGAAACAGACAAAATGAGAAAAGAACAATTGTTTAAGGCAATTCCAGAATTAGAAGAGGTGCATGAATGGCTGCTAGAGAACTTATAAAAATAGAACCTAACCAACAATATCTTGATGTAGTATGGCAAGTTAGTAACTTCTGTAATTTTAAATGTAGTTATTGCAATCCTGGAAACTATTCTGGAGACAGTAGGAACGATACCAATCTAATAACCTATATTGATAATCTTAAATTAATCACAGACAAGTATCTAGCATTAGGTTATAAGAATTTTAAATTCTTTTTTAGTGGTGGAGAGCCTACGTTGTGGCGCAACCTTATACCTATTTGCGAATGGATACGAGAAAATCTTCCTAATACTATTATTGCAATTAATACAAACTTTAGTAGACCATTAACGTGGTGGAAAAAACATCATCATCTATTTGACGATGTAGTTGCAAGTTTTCACGTTGAATTTTCTGACAAAGAAACTTATCTCAATAACGCTAAATTTATGTGCGACAAATTAAATTACTTCAGTTGTAAAATGTTAATGCACGAAGAAAGATTTTGGGAAGTTGCAGAGTTTGGAGAAAAATTAAAAAAAGAATTACCTAACTATTTTATTGAATGGACACCACTCTACGATGAAATGAGTCTTAATGCTAGTCCTTGGGAATATAAGGACACTGATAAAACTAAATTTTTAGAAGAACATAAAGTAGATAGTCAGACTACAATCCCTAAACCTTATTTGAAAAATCCTTTCTACAGCGAAGCACATTGGAGTACAGGAGAAAAAACTGCACTCTTTAGTAACGAAATAATTGTAGAGCGTAGAAATCATTTCAAAGGTTGGGAGTGCAACATCGGCGACAGCATATGGATCAATCAAATTGGACAGGTCAGCATGGGCACTTGTGGACAGGTTGAAGTTCTTGGCAACATACTGTACAATACTACTACAGTTGGCCCAAAGAAAATCATATGCGGCAAGGATCATTGTGCATGTGGAACTGATATTTTGATTCCAAAAAAGCATATAAAAATAACGCAGGTCAAGGAGTAAATTTTGGATTTTAATTTAAAAGGATTGGCCAAGAAGACACCAGTGCCGCATGACGCTCCTGCTCCCGATATCGCAGATGCTAGACATCGTGCAATGATGGATGCCATTGCTCCGTATGCAAAAAAATCTCAACAATCCAATGTAACTCCTGTTTATATAAATTATAAAACTCGCAACACAAAACTAGTGTTAGTGTTGTTGCCTGAGTGGGCTCCTGAAATGCCGCCATTCAATCTGGCTAGACTCAGCGGTATTGCCAAGAGTGCTGGCTACGAAACTACGATTATGGATCTTAATATTCGTGCCTACAACGAATACATTCAGAATTGGGAGCCTAACAACATGCTGCCATTTAGATTGTGGGATCCTAGTGCAACATGGCATTGGTTAGGCAATACCTACATGCAAGACATACATCCTTTGTTGGAACCGTTGTTGATGAAGGCCTGCGACGAAATACAAGCGTCACAGCCAGAGATTGTGGGGTTCAGTCAGTACTACACTAACGAAGAGCCTACCAAGTGGATGGCACAAGAGTTAAAACGCAGAATGCCCAATCTGAAAATTGCAGTAGGTGGTAGCAACGTTCAAAAATCGTGGTTTAATTTACATCCTTATTACGATTATATTGTTAACGGTGAAGGCGAACAGGTCTTACTTGAAATCCTAGATGAAATTGAAGCAGGTAATCCGACAAGCGAACAGAAATATATCAAACAGCCAGAAGGCCAGCGTATAAATCTTAATGATCTTCCAATGCCTGACTATGAAAGTATTGATTTTAGTCAATACTGTATACCTAACGGCGTTAACAGCGAAATTAGTAGGGGATGCACGGCAAAGTGTACATTCTGTGAAGAAACTCACTTTTGGAAATATCGTCAGCGACAGGCAGTTGACCTTGTACAAGAAATAGAATGGCTATACTATAACAAAGGAACGGATGTTATTTGGTTCATTGATAGTTTGGTTAATGGAAACCTAAAAGAGCTACGTGCATTTTGTAAAGCGGTTGTCGCCAAAGGATTAAAAATACACTGGACAGGATATGCAAGATGCGATGGAAGGATGGATCTAGATTATTTTAAAGATCTAAAAGAAGGCGGCTGTATAATTTTAAACTACGGAATAGAATCAGGAAGCCAGCGTGTCCTTGACGATATGGCTAAAGGTGTAACTGTCTCCGAAATGGAGCAGAATTTTAAAGATGGCAAAGAAGTAGGCATCTTTGCAGCAACCAATTGGATAGTAGGGTTTCCTACAGAAGAATTGCAGGACTTTGCAGATAGTATGACATTGTTATGGCGTATTAGGAATATGAACGTTAACAATGTCGGTGCAGGTCTAGGATTTGGCCTAGGACCAGAAACCATTGTTGGACAAAATCCGCACAAGTTTAATGTAGCCTGGCACAAATATCAGAATCATTGGATAACACAGGACTTTAGAAAAGGTGGTACGCATGTTATGACTCGCGTAAAAACTTTTCATATGTTCATTGATTTCATGAAAGGTTGCACAGACCAGCATTTTGACTATCCTATTAGATATTCATTGGCAAGAGAACACTATGAAATTAAACTTCACAATCCTAATGTAATAAAAGAAGTTGAATATGAAAAATTTGACTATAATATTATTAAACCTAATATTAATCCATTTGCAGACGCATTGGTAAATGAGATGTGGCCGTTTTTCCGTATGCTATGGAAAACAAGAGGAGGATACGATGCTGTTGTTAAATTTAACCCAGAAATTGATCTTAGAGAATTTGGAAGTCAGTTTGGTCCCGGAATGTATGCAGCAACCTTTAAATTTTCAATCAATGATAACGGAAACTGGTCTGCTGATTTTGATTTTGAGTTTAATCAAATTGACAACCCATATGATGACAGGCCAGTAGAAGAAGGTCGGCGTGGACCATTCTACGCACAAGATTATAGTAGAATGACTACTAATACAGCATCACGTGCTCGTAAACTTGCCAAGCCAACCTGGAGTGAAGATACAGGACGTAGTGATGCCGATTTTTGGGAAATGCTATTAGAAGAAGAGCGCCTTAATAAAACTATAGACTTTTCTTTTAAGTATCACTATGTAGATTCGGGAGACTGGAGTAACCTTTCAGATTATGTAGTCAATGTATCTAACAAGTCCGATGTTGTTATACCGGAGAAAGAAACTATGTTTTCTATTCCTATAATAAGCATTAAGAAGATCAACAATGAATAATAGATTTTTTGCATATACTCATATTCAACGAATTTAAAATGAAAGAAAAAATATTATTAATAGTTGGATGTAGTAATGCTGCTGGGTCAGAAATTGACGGAACTACTGACAGTACCTACAATAGGAATCATTCTTTTGGAAATTTATTGGCAAATAAGTTAGGTCGCCGAGCAATTAATATTGCTTCAAGTGGCTCAGCAAACCATACAATAGCAAGAACTACAATTGAATGGATCAACAAACATTATAATTCTAGTACCATGGATCTTTCTGTTTTAGTATCGTGGACAGAAAGCTCTAGACTAGAGCTGCCAATGGATAGAGAAACGTGGTATGAGCAATGGGATACTGCCGGGGATTATGTATCAAATTCCGCAAGAGATTTTATACGTGTTAATTTTGGATACAAAGGTGGATATCCTGAAGAAGAGAGGGTTATCGCAAGGTGCCAAGAGTTTATGTCAGATAATCTTTGTTATCTAGAAATACAGGCTGCTAACGTAGTTTTACAAATACAATATTTTTTAAGATCATTGAACATTCCGTACTTGATGTGCAATACTATGAACATGTTTACAAATTATAAACATCTAGATTCATATTTGTGTTATATTGACGAAAGTTGCTATTTGAATTTAAAAGACAATGATAGTTGTTTTTATTGGAAATACCGAAATGCAGGATACACCAACCCAAAAGCAAAGTACTGGCACCATGACGAAATACCACATAAGTTATATTCTGAAGACCTGTATGCCTTTTATGTGAATAAATATAATGTAGGTACTTAATGAAATGAAAAGAAAATTGTGTGTAGCAGGATGCAGTGTCAGCGATTATACCGATGTTGATCGTCCGTATGGAAAAATACTAGCAGAGTCGTTGGATTTTGAATATATTCACGAAGGTGCCGGTGCAGGCAGTAATTATCGCATATGGCGGAAAATTACAGATCATGTACTAAAAGGCAATCTCACTGAAAACGATTTGCTTATTATCCAATATACAGAAATAATTAGAACAGAGTTTTGGAGTGCATTACCTCCACCTTCTGGCCCAGATACAAGTCCTTTAGGAGAATTGTATTACAACAGCGGCAGAATAATTCGTTGGAAACCTTTTGCCAGTACTTGGCAACCTAACAAAGAAGAAGTAACTTTCTTCGAAGAATACGAAAAATATTTTGTCAGTATTGATTTTGCTAGAGAAAATTTTAGAGTCAACAATTACAACTTTCAGCAGATGTTAAAGAATCATAATATCAATACCATATTCTTTACAACAACCAGGACCATGCACACAGATCAGAATTACATTATAGATCGATATCTGCCCTACGAATACAAAGATGACACAGCGGGTGACAAGTCAATGAATCTCCGAGACGGAGATACCTGCCATTTTAGTCAACATGGGCACAATATTATTGCCAACAACATTAAAGAACATATAGAGAAACTAGGACTATGAAATACAAATTGCCATTTTTTTACGACTATGTATTACCTAATACAGTAATGCCTAATGCGCTTGCTCCAGAAATGGGGGTCGTTAACTACATACATACTATGTATTCTAATAGGCTTAAAACTGAAAGTTTCTTTGACGAAGATCTAGATTTAGAAAAGAATCCTATGGAAAGGATGTTTGGCAATTCCTTTGGACATTGGCCAAACAGTGTTAGAATGAACGGGTCTCATATTCGATCAAGATGCTTTGACAATCGTGTAGACATCTACGAAAATTCTGTTTATTTTGGAAAACAGCACCAGCACAGAGATGGGTTCCAGAGATACATTTATCCTATCAAAGTGACTCCGCATTTTAATAAATTTATAGGTGTTGATTTTGTAGGTAGCAAGTTAAATGGAGAATACTTTTGGAAACATATCTCGGCAGAGGTATTGCAAGATCTAAGAGAACGAAAAGCAATAGTTTTTCTAGATTGGGTCAATGAAAATTTTATTGAACAAACAGAATTTGCAGATTTCCATAATGGATTAAAGTATAGTGGAATACCAAAAGAACAAATAGTTCTTGCAATTAATAGTTTCAATGCACAAGAAGTATACGAGTCTTGGTTCGCTCCTGAACAGAGGCAATTAGAAGTAAGAAGTTTTCCTTTCTTATTGTGTAATATGTCGTGGCATTATGCAGTACACAGTGATCGAAGAATGACTGAACAATCTTTCTACGAAAGCAAGAATAGAATAAGAAAACACTATTTTGTGTTTCCTAATCGTCGTGCTAGAGATCATAGAGTTGCAATGCTACATAAATTAGCGACCGATGGGCTGTTAGAAAAGGGAGATTGGTCATTCCTAGATAAGATTACCATAGATCACGGTACTGCTGTATCGAGAAATTTAAATGTAAACATGGACCATGACAAAATTAATAAATTGCACGAACAATTGCCACATAGTCTCGAGGCAGAAGAAGGAAGTCATTTCTTAAGTGTTAGCGGATGGGGTGATATGCATAGTAAACCCAGTGAAAGTTCTTACTTCTATCTTGCTTCAGAAACATATACTCACGGAGTTTACAAGTCATTTACAGAAAAAGTTTTTAAACCTCTTGCAAATTTTCAACCTCTGCTGTTTATGGCATTTCCTGGAGCTCTTGTTGAATTAAGAAAATTAGGATTTAAAACTTTTAGTCCTTTTATAAATGAAAGTTATGACGAAGAACATGACTTATCTAAGCGTCTTCATATGATTGCAGCCGAAGTTAACCGACTTTGCTCTATGTCCAAAGAAGAAATACATAATTGGTATTGGAGTATGGAAGATATTTTAATACACAATCACAGGCACCTGATGGAAATTTACAAAAATGAGCCAATTAGTCTTAAGTTCATGCAAGAGTTACATCAGCGTGTTACACAGTGGTAAAAGCCTATGAATTATAAACACAAAAATTGGAAAGACTTTGGTGTCTCTTATCTAAAAACATTTGAAATTGATGTTCCTGTATACACTCCATCTGTGTACAGAGAATACCGCGGTGAAATTTTTACAACTTATCACTCAAGTGAACACCCTGTTAACAAAAGATTGCCACCGATGGCATCAGTACATGGAAGATTTTCAAAATCTTATGCAGGAGTTCTTAGAGGACTGCACTACGACAATAAGACTTGGAAGTTGGTACAGGCCTTGGTTGGGGATATATACCTAGTAGTTCTCGATGTACGCCAAGGATCAACAACTTATGGAAAGTGGGAATCTTACATAATTTCTGAAAAGACTAGAGATCAAGTATTAATTCCTCCCGGATTTGCAAATGGACATTATGCATTAACTGATTGCATATTTCATTATAATTTGTTTTATGAAGGCGAGTACGTTGACGAAAACTCGCAGGGTGTAATAAAGTGGAACGATTCTAACTTTAACATAGATTGGCCAACAACATCCCCTACACTACAAGCGAGAGACAGATGATAAAAAATTTAGAACAGTACCCTGTTGTTAGAGATGAAACTTTTACAAAAGAACAAATAATTCAATTTGAAGAACTTATTGTAGGCCATTGGGAATCTGCAAAGATACGAGGTCCTGTGCATTTATCGCACGGCAACGAAGAACAGTTAATTGAGATATTCAAACACATTAAAACTACCGATTGGGTATTTTCTACGTGGCGGTCTCACTATCACGCACTGCTTAAAGGCATAGACCCTGCTTGGATTGAAACTGAAATACTTGCAGGCAAGTCTATTACTTTATGTAACATAGATGAAAAATTCTATTCGTCGGCAATTGTGTCTGCCACACTACCTATTGCGCTAGGAGTAGCACAGGCAATTAAAAAATCTGGCAGCGACGACAAGGTATGGTGTTTCATCGGAGACATGAGTTTCGAAGGTGGAACTTTTTACGAGGTTCACAAGTATGCAAGAAACTTTGATCTTCCATTGTATTTTATTGTAGAAGATAATGGCATATCGACATACACACCTACAGAAGCAACATGGAACAAGAAACGTGATATTCCTGACGATGTTATACATTATAATTATAAATCAAAGTACCCGCATTATGGATCAGGAAAATGGATAGCATTCTAAAACTAGTTTATTCAAATTGGTTTACTGTCGGAGATAACATATATCCTTATGCAAATGGAACAAGCAGTGAATTTGTTGAGTGGGCAAAAAATCATAGGATAATATCTGTAGACGCATTTGGTAGAATACCTCAATTTGAATCTCACTATTTTTTTAACAACAACGATCAGCCTAATTTTTACTTTCGTAATTCTAATTTCTATTTCCATTGCAAACAGCTAGGAATAGAATTTGTCAATGCAGATCAAATAACAAATAGTCGATGTTATTTCCCTATAGAAATAGAATGCAATTCAGTGGGTTATGTGTTAACTGACAGTTTTGTTGATAGTATTGGCAGCACAATCTTAGAACATCTTCGTGCAGGAAAAATATCAATACTGCTGGTTAACATGGTTGATCCAAGTATAGAAGATTCAACAATTGAAGAAGTTAAAGAGTTCTTTAATAAGATAGGTATTTTTAAAATATCTTTGCTTCAAGGAAACACTATACACAATATTGTACCTAACATACAAATGTATGATTCTATATTATCATTATATCAAACTGCTAACGAAATGGATAGATACCCTTACCCAACTGCATTAGGGTATGTCAGCGATTTTGTAAGATACAAAGATTTAAACAACATTGCTCGTTCTAAAAAGTTTATTTCTTTTAATCGTTTTATGACTAGGGCTCATAGAACAGGTCTAGCACATTTGGCGTTAAAGTACAATTTACTTGAACAAGGGTATTTTAGTTTTTTGTATAATAACAAAGACGACTACAAAGACCTATTAGAAAGATTGGATTTACCAACTGAGTATGCAGATCAAATTAAATCAATGATTCCGTACCAAATAGATACAGAACATCTTCCAGCTAACGAATTACACACATTTTTTACAGTTACTAACAATAAAAAAGAACTTTATCTAGATTCTTATCTACACCTGGTAACTGAAACCCAGTTCGAACAACACACCAGTCCGTTTCTAAGTGAAAAAACTTGGAGACCAATTTTAAACTTACAACCTTTTATCTATCTCGGTAATCATCTAGCATTAAATACACTCATAAAGTTGGGTTTTAAAACTTTTAGTCCATTTATTGACGAAAGTTATGATTTAGAGCCAGATCCGAAGAAAAGATTTTCTATGATTGAAGAAGAAATTAAAAAATTTGCAGAAATGCCAATTGAGAAAATACACGAATGGTACTATTCAATAAAAGACACACTGCTTCACAATCAAAATCTTTTGTACTCTTACAAAAATTATAACCCTATTGAAAAATTATTAAATGAACAAGACTTATAAATTAGTATACTCAAATTGGGTACAGATAAACAACGAAGCGGTGCCGATTGCTAACGGAATGCACCCTGCTGTTAATCAATGGATGAAAAATCTAGTAGAAACACAGGAGTGTAATCTTAACAAAGAGTATTATAGAATAGATCTCATTGAAAGACAGTTTCAAACTCCAAATTCGGGTATCATATTCAAACACACAAATTTTTTCTATTATTTTAAAAAACATTACTCTTTAGAAAATATAATCAGCGAAAATGACATAGTTGATGACGATAACTTGGTATACATCTATCCTATTGAAATAGAAGGATCTAATATAGATCTTATATATAATTCGTTTGAGTTTTTAGTAGATAATGTAAAACATACATATCGTTTTGCAGATTCGCTGTCTGAAAAAATGAAAAATTATCTCAAGACTGGTAAAGTTAAAATAGTGTTTTCGCAGATAACAGAACCGTCATACAGCGATGTAACTTTACAAAACATTGAAAAATACCTAAGAGTCCTAGGAATACCAGGAACTAGCGTTGGATTTGTTTTTGGAAATGTTAGAAATGACTTCCGTGAAAGGAAACTTGGAGTAGGAATACAGGCAACGGCTCATGCTACTTTACAACAACAATCAGAAATTGCTAGCAGATATCCAATCCCTAGATCGTCATTGGGATATTATTGTGACTACGTCAAAGAAGCTGACCTAGATGCCACAGTGCTTAGACCAAAAAAATTCCTGTGCTGGAACAGAACTATGAATCGAGCACACAGGATGGCAACCTTGCACCTTGCATTGAAACACAATCTGTTAGAGCAAGGAACCTTTAGCTTCTTACACAGTATACCTAACCATCCTGTATCAGAAGTGAAAACTTTAGTCGATGGAACAGATGAAGAAATTGCTGAGTTTGTAAAAATTGCAGAAAACATGATGCCCTATGAAGTTGATACTCAAACACTAAATGACGAAGGCAGGATGGGCTTTCAAACCAACGAAAACAACAAGAAAGAAATCTACGCCAACAGTTACCTGCACATAACATCTGAAACACAGTTTGATACAGTGTCAACACCGTTCCTGTCCGAGAAAACTTTTAGGCCTATACTTAACCTACAGCCCTTCATATATCTTGGAAATTACAAAGGATTAGAAGAAATAAGAAGATTAGGATTCAAAACTTTTAGTCCATTCATAGACGAAAGTTACGACCAAGAACCTGATCCTAAAAAGAGGTTTGACCTAATTGAAAAAGAAATTAAAAAATTTGCAGATATGTCCTTACAAGAAGTACACAACTGGTACTACTCGTTAACTGATATACTTTTGCACAATCAACAAGTTTTTGTCGATTATATAAATTATAATCCTCTTGAGGATTTCTTAAACACATTATAACTATGGAATTTTTAAATAAAAATATTATCGTAACAGGTGCTAGTGGACTAGTAGGAATACCCACAGTACGTAAATGCATCGAAGAAGGTGCAAAGAAAGTTTATGCGGTTGATGTTAAACCAAACGACGAACTAACTGCACTTGAGAAACAGTACCCAGATCGTTGCGAGATCATTTATACCAATCTAACATACCTAGATAACTGCGAAGAATTATTCAATGGAACTGATATTAATATTGTGTTGCATATAGCAGGAGTCAAAGGATCACCGTCAAGAACAGCACAGTGTCCTGCAGACTATGTATTTCCTATGATGATGTTTAATACAAATATGATCAAAGCATCTTTTGATGCCAAAGTTGATTGGTTTGTTTACATGTCTTCAGTCGGTGTTTACGCACCGGCGGACGTTATGTACGAAGATAGTGTATGGACAACAATGCCAAGTAAAAACGATTGGCATCCCGGATGGACCAAGCGTATGGGCGAACTTGCATTAGATGCTCTTAAGATTCAGCACAACTGGACCAAGTGGACAGTTATTAGGCCCAGCAACATTTATGGTTGCAATGATAATTTTGCCAAGGATGCAACAGTTATAGGTGCCAATGTATGGAAATTGTTTAACACAGAAGGCGACATGGTCTGTTGGGGCAACGGATCTGCTCGTAGAGACTTTGTATTCGGTGACGATGTTGCCCAGGCCAGTATAGATGTGGTTAAGAAAGAAGTTAATGATGTTATCAACTTTGGATGCGGCCGGGCTGTTACAATCAAAGAAACAATTGAAACTATTGTAGAATTATACAAAGAACAGACAGGCGATAACAAAAACATTGTCTGGGATGAAACAAAGCCCAACGGAGACCTATTACGTTGTCTAAGCTATGACAAACAAGAGAAATACGGAATACTTCCAACAACATCTCTACGAGACGGTCTTAGGAAAGTAATTACAACTTATGGAACAAGACAATGATCGACTATGAAAAATTTCACAGGGATGGTTACGGAGTGTATAACTTAGAGGATCTTTTGTTACCTGAAGATATTGTTAAATTTAATAAATTATCAGATGATGCACAACGGGTACCTATAACAGATGAAAATTATCATTATACTCTTTCAGTTAAGGGATTCCATAATGACCCAAACTGGCCATTTAAAGTTCTAGCTTCTGATCGCGAATCTAGATTAAAAATGATAGCAGAATCGGGCTTTCATGACACACAGCGATGGTATGAATCAACAAGCGATCGTAAAAATCTAAAAAAAGAATTCCAACAAGTTGTTTATAAGTTTATTAGGAACTTTTATCCAGAGGTCAATGAAACTTTTTCAAATGTACACCATCAAGATGCTGTTACAGTATACTTAGATGGAGATCATACAGAAGTTCATAGAGACGGCCAGAACCAAGGACGTTTATGTGCAATATTAATGTACCTGACTCCTGAAGAAGAATATAATAACTCAGGCGATTTAATTATAATAGGGGATGAGCAAACTGCCGATAACGTTTCCGTTCCTGTAAAACCAGTAAGAGGCAAAGTTGCTATACTAGATTTTATTAATCACAATCCATTTCATGGAGTATTGCCAGTTAAGCCAGATTTTATTAGGCATTGTTATTTGACGTTTGTATGGAACACAGATAAAATGCCAGAAAATATTAGACCACAAGGATATAAATGAAAAACTCTAAAATTTTAATTACAGGAGGTTCTGGATTAGTCGGACAGAACCTAACAAATAAACTAGTTGCCGATGG